TACGCTGTTAATGAAGATAATCGTTTTGAGTTATATGCAATAGGAGCCCCTCAAAGACATGGTCAGAATCTATACAAACAGAATATCGCAACCTACTCTCAAGAGTTGGCTAATGATATCGGATGGACACCACCAGTAACAAATGAAGATGGTACAGTTACGGCTAATGGTGTGGGTTACGACCCATCAGCTTTTGCTGTAGATGCAAAGTTTGAAACCGAAAAGGGTAGATTCTACAATCAGAACTGGGCACCTGTAAATTCATCATATACTGGCCAACAATATTGGTATATGTATGGTGCAAGAACAACAGATAGATACAGTCCTGATTTCTTAAATGAAAGAGAGAATTTCTTTCATAAACCATTGGTTAACCTTAACCATTTCTTAACCATTAACGACCAAACAAGACTAAGTTCAGTATTGTATTGGAGTGGTGGTTCTGGTGGTGGTACAGGAACTTATGGTAGTGTATCTCGTAAACCAGCAGTCGAAGGAGAACCTTGGTACGCAAGTTCACCTTGGACATGGGATTGGGATGGAGAGATTGCTCAGAATTCTGCTAATGTAGATTCTGCTTTCTCTGATTCTGAAAATCGTTCAACTGGTATTCTTCGTAATTCAATCAATAGACAAAACACTATTGGTTTAATCTCAAAGTTAAACTATGATGTGTCAGACGAACTTGAAGTTCAAGTTGGTATTGATTGGAGAACAGCGGGTATCGAACACGCTCGTGAGGTTCGTGATCTTTTAGGTGGAGACTACTATGTAGATTACGCCGATGATAACGCACCTGATGGTAAGAGAGTTGGACTTGGTGATATTATCGCTTATCATAATGAAACCACAGTTGATTGGATTGGTGGATTTGTTCAAGGTAACTACACAACAGATAAACTTAACCTATATGGTATGGGTGGAGTTTCATCTATTAAGTATACCTATGAAGATCATTTCGCTGTTAACAAAGATGAAGATGGAAACGATATCGACAACTTTGTATCAGCACCTGCAATCAATACTTTCCAAGTAAAAGGTGGAGCATCATACAATTTAGACGATAGACTTTCAGCTTTCGTCAATACTGGATATGTTCAAAAACCACCAATCTTGGATAATGTGATTGACTATGATGGTAATGTTTCACAGAATCCTGATAACGAGAAGTTCATCTCAACTGAAATAGGTGGTGAGTACAGAAGTGGATTGGTTGCTATCAAGGGTAGTTATTATAACACTCAATGGAAAGATAGAAACCTTACCAAATCTGTAACCACAGGCCAAGGTGATTCAGGTGATACTGATATCATTTACTTAACTGGTGTGAATCAAAGTCATAGTGGTTTCGAGATAGAGTCTAAAGTGGCTCTACACGAAATGGTTGACTTAGATGTAGCAGTTAGTATTGGTGATTGGTATTTCGATGGTGACGCAAAAGGTGATTATACAGAAATGGAATACAATGATGATAACCAAATTATTGGTCAGACTTCTACGGAATATGAATATGCATTAAACAATCTTAAAGTTGGTGATATGCCACAGACATCATATGTTGGTGGTTTAACAATTAAACCAATTAAGGGATTAAGTGTACAAGGACTTTACAAATATTATGACAATCATTATTCTGATTGGAGTCCTGATTCTCGTGAGGTTGATGGTGACGCAGATAGAGCACAAGTATGGAAAACTCCATCTTATGGTAAGTTAGATTTTCATGTAGCTTATAGTTTACCAAAGATTGGTGGATACGACTTTACTCTAACAGGTCATCTATTTAACGCACTTGACGAAGTATTCGTTCAAGACGCGGTCGATAACTCTAAGTACAATGGGTATGGTGATAAACTTCACCTAGCTCATAACGCTGAAGTTTTCTTGGGAACACCAAGAAGTTTCAACTTAGGACTTAGTGTTAATTTCTAAAAGTAAATTTGGGGGTTTGAAATATAGCCCCCATTTTTTACAATGGAGAATTATATGCATAAATTAGAATACTTGTGGTTGGATGGTTGTAGTCCAACACAAATAAGATATAAAACAAAAGTAGTAAAAGATTTTGGTAAAAAAGATGCACCCATTTGGGGATTTGATGGAAGTTCAACAGAACAGGCAGATGGAAACAATTCTGATTGTGTTTTAAAGCCAGTTAGGTACTATCCTAATCCATTAGAGGTGAATAGTTCAATAGTATTGTGTGAGGTATGGAATGTAAATGATACACCACATGAAACAAATACACGAAGATTATTAGAGGAAACCATTGCAGATTTAGAGGGGTATTATGATGAATGGGTGGGTTTTGAACAAGAATATACATTGTTTGATGGTTCAGTACCATTAGGATGGCCATCAAATGGAGAACCAGCTCCACAAGGGGATTATTATTGTGGTAGAAATATAGGTGAAAAGATTTCAAGAGAACATTTAAATGCTTGTATCGAAGCTGGTATCAGTATTTGTGGTACAAACGCAGAAGTGATGTTAGGTCAATGGGAATATCAGATTGGTGCAGGTGGTTCAATACATATAAGTGATGATTTATGGGTTGCTCGTTGGTTATTGGAAAGAATTTGTGAGAAACATGATGTATCAGTTTCATTACATCCAAAACCAATCGAAGGAGATTGGAATGGTGCAGGTTGTCATACCAATTTCTCTACAAACTATATGAGAGATGAAGGTGGGTATTTAGAGATAATAAATGCATGTGAAAAATTAGGTGAATTTACAAAAGAACATTTAAAAGAGTATGGTGAAGATAATGAAAAACGACTTACTGGAGAACATGAAACTTGTTCTATTGACGAATTCCGTTACGGAGTTTCAGATAGGGGAGCTTCAATTCGTATTCCGTGGCAGGTAGAAGTAGATGGTTGTGGTTATTTAGAAGATAGACGACCATCATCAAATTGTGATCCATACAAGGTTAGTGCTAGATTAATTAAAACAATATGTAAATAAAATAGGAGAAACAAAATGGCAGATTTAGATTTTTCATCAATGACTAAAGATGAAATAGAAGAATATGGAAGGGAAGTTGGTATTGAGTTAGACAAGAGACACTCAAAGGCTGACTTAATAGATGAACTCAACCAGCATCTCGAAGATGAAGTTGAGGAAGTCGAAGTAGAAGATGAGGTAGAAGATGAGGTTGAGGAAGTCGAAGTAGAAGATGAGGTAGAAGATGAGGTTGAAGAAGTGGTAGAAATTGAACCATTGGTTGAAGATATACCCGAAATAGAAGTAGACCAAGACTCTAAATTAGATGCAGCTAGAACTCAGGCAACTCATCATATATTGAGTGAACATATTAAAGGTGGAATTCAAGTATCAGCTGCGTCACATGAAAGAGTAGAAACTCTGGCAAAACAAATACACATCAACAGAGAAAAGGCAGAAAAAAATTCTCAAAAGGTACTTGAGAAATTAGCAAAAGAAGAACAATAATATTAGCAAAAAAACACTTGATTATTTCGGATATATTTCGTAAGATCAAGTATAAACTAAGAGGTTACATTGTACCAAAACATATATTACGAAAGTCGTAAGAATAAAGTACATATATGGGATGACAAGAGTGGTCATGTAATCGTGCCTTATAAAAGGTACGCTTACATAAAAGATAATTATGGAACTCATGTTTCTCTATATGGTGATAGGTTAAAAAAGACATATAAGTGGGATAAAAGTGTAGAAGGATTACACGAAAGTGACATCAATCCTGAAACACGAACTCTTATTGATATGTACACTAATAGTGATGAACCATCAGTAGGACATCGTATTATGATAATCGATATTGAGGTAGAAGTAACCGAAGGTTTTCCAAGTCCACAAAAGGCAGAAAATAAAGTTACTTCTATCGCAATACATGATAGCGAAACCGACCATTATTGGTGTTTTGTTCTTGATGAGAAAGAAAAACTTGTTCCTGATGAATGGGGGAAGAATGTAAGTGTAGAAACATTCGATAATGAGTTTGCTTTATTACAAAGGTTTTATGCTAAATATTTAGAAATGAGACCAACCATAATAACAGGTTGGAACATAGATGGTTTTGATATTCCATATCTTTATAATCGTTCAGTTCAGATAGTTGGACAAAGTGTTGCTGATTGTCTTTCACCAATTTCAAATGTTTATTGGAATAAATTTCGTGAGAGATTTATGATAGCAGGTGTGAGTTGTTTAGATTATCTAGCGTTATATAAAAACTTCACATTTAGTTCCAAACCAAGTTATAGATTGGATGACATTGGTGCATCAGAAGTTGGAACAAATAAGATTTCATACGAAGGAACACTAAATGACCTATATGAAAATAACTTAAATGATTTTGTAAAATATAACATACACGATGTTAGAATTGTAAAGAAGTTAGATGATAAGTTAGACTTTATAGATGTCGCTCGAGGTATTTGTCATGTAGGTCATGTTCCGTATGAAGATATACA